ACCAACGCATCGTGGGGCGAATTTGGGGCATCAAGAAGCGCAAACACAACAACCGCACCCAATGGAACAACAACGGCAGACACAATTTTGCCAAGTGCAACAACATCAACACACGGAATTTTCCAACAAATTCCACGGCACTACCTCAACCAATCCCGCACTATTTACACGGGTTCCGTTGGATGCTCGGGTGAAGGTTAAATCTCCGTTGCCGTTGGTCGGTACAGGAGAATAAACAATATCCTCTTTGTATCCGCTTGGTATCATTACCAAACTGGCTTGACTTAATAAATCGCTCATAAGTTGTTAAGTTTGTTTAGTAAGCAAGATATGCCCTCATAATAGCCACCATCGGTTGTGATTCGTGCCTTGTATCCTTGCACAATATCCCATCCTTGTCCTTTGTATAAGCGATGTCGTGTGCCAATTCCGATGCCTATCATTTTAATAACCGATTACTGATCCTGAAGAGATGATGAACCCTGTGATTTTGGATGAACCACCAGCGGGAAGATACGCACCTTGTTGCAAAGTGACTGCACTCAATCCTCTTGCTGAAAGTACATTTGTACCGTCAACGGAGAAAGATGTGAACACGGTGTCCTCTTGAACCACAAGAGCTGAATAACCGACTCCGGTCACAGTCCCAGTTGCGTGATACTTGAATCCATCGCCACCAGCGATGATGCTTGTTGAATTGCTCATTGTATGTAAATTTTTTCGTTTAGTGTTGGGTTATATTCATTCTCGGTAGATGTCTTTTGTACTTTGAGCAGACCTATTTCACACAACACGCCTCCAGCAGTTGAAACACTATATTCGTGTTCTCCTTCCAAAAGTGTTGCAGTAGTGCCTTCAATGAACTGAAATTGATTGTAACGCTCCTTGTGAGCAGATATGTCCGTCAATGTACTTGTGACGATGGTCTCGGTTTGGCGATGAGTAAATGTAAACACATAGGATGCAGCACTTGCCTTCTCCGTCAATGTCAAATACCAATTCTTCGTTTGTCCTTTGTTAATAACCAACATCTCTACAAAATAGCGATGCACAATTTATGTAACAAAAAAGGGAGAGCATTTGCCCTCCCTCTTTCTCCTATGAATCAAGAACAGGTTAAATACCTAAAGAGGTAACAACACCAGCTTGCAATTTGTAGGGTGCTTCCGCTTCAATCGCTGACAAAGTAACCTCATAACCGTTTGAATCACCCATCGCAGTTCCGGTGTTCGCAACCATAGCGGTCACATCACATCCGTACTCCTTGCCGACCAAGAAATATTCATCGTTGTTGTTTCTCACGATGCAGAAACATCTGCCTTGTGCCAACAATTTCATCTCATTTCTTTTGGTGGTTGACAATCTGCGAAGTTTGAAAGCAACATCCGACTGGTTGAAGGATGTGCCATTTTCAACACTCACATTTGTAGTGATTACAAGTGATCCAGTTGCTTTGGGGAGTTCGTAAGTATAAACGCTACCACTTGCAACGCTTGTTGAGGTAACTTCTCCACTTGCAACGGTGAATCCGGAGCTTGCCCAGTTAATCAAGTGGATTGATTTGATTCCTCCTACCGCATCTTTGCAGTCAAGAGTGAATCCTTGTGTTAGTAAACAAGCCATAAGTTAAAAAGATTAAAGGGTGAAGTAAACGATTTCGCCGGGGAATGCAACCTGAACACCTGCTTTGAAAGTGAAACGAACACGCACCTCATCGTTGTCGATAGAGTACCACATCTTCACTTCTTCTTGCTCGTCAATCAAGTCAGTTCCCATAAAGAAGTTTGACAAAGAACCAGCAACCAATTTGTTAGTTCCATTCAAACCACCTACGGCAATCAACTTCATATTTGTTCCGGGATACATCATTTCCATAGTTTGTGCAGCATCCGCAACATAATGGAACAAGTTAGCGTTCTTCAAATTAACCAACATCAACTTGTAAGCATCAACTCCCAAGAAGCAAACCAAGTCATCTTTCTCTGCAACGGCAGCGGGGATGTTGGCGTAGATTTGGTCAATGATGTCATCAATGTTTGCACTGGTGATTGAAGCAAATGCAGTTGGTGCAGAGTTACCCAATACTGGAGAAGCAGCAGCGATGATTTTGTTGAAACCATCAAAGCGACTTAAGTTAGGGTTGCCACTTGCAGTATCACCTTGCCACATTGCAGTTTCCAAAGTTTGTGCAATAACGGCGGCTTTTTCAGCACCTACTTGCTCTTCAAATGGAATCATTGTTGGTGAACCGGGCATAATTTGAGTTTGCATCCATTTGGCTTCCAATGTTTTTGGACACAAAGTTTCTTCAACTTTTACTGCACCTACGGTGATAGTACGTTGAGTGAAGGCAGTTGTTCCTGATGGGTTGTAACCACAACCATCGGCTTGAAAGAAAACGGTTGATGCCAAGATGTTCAATGCGGATGCTGATTTAACACCTACCTGAACTTGATTAGCAGTTTGCAAAGTTGAGGAAGTTTTGCTTCCAAACAATGCTTTCACCAACAAATCGGTTGATTGTTCGTTGGTGTAATTAGAGAGAGTTCCTACTGAAAATGACATAGTTTTATTTGTTTATAGAGTTTTTGAATTTTTTAAGTGCTTCAAAGCGGTCGTTCTTTTTGGTAGATACAGGAGCTTTTAAGGGTTCTTCGCTTGGCAAGTCAGCAACCTTTTCAATCAGGTCAATGGCTTTGCTCATAGCTTCTTTGTGTTTAATGTTTGATGCGGTCAATGAGTCAACCTTTGCAGACAATTCAGCGATGGCAGATTCCAACTTGGAAACGGTGTCGTTGAATGCAGATACAGTGGCGAACTCTTCGGCTTCAATTTCGATTTCAATTTCGGGTTCAACGATTTCAGTTACAAAACCACCAACGGTAGTCACCAAAGTTCCACCTTCAACCTCGTGAGTTGCATCGGGAGCTGGGATGTTACCTTCAGCAGTTTGAACAAATACGGCAGTACCTACCGCCAATTCGCCTTCCCATTCAATGATTGTGCCATCGGTCAAGGTAGCAGTTGCCATCTCAACTTTGACTTCTTCGTCAGAAAATCCCAACATCGTGCGGATTTCTTTCAATGTTTCTTTTGCGTTCATTTGTATTAAATTAGAGTTTATGTTTCTGTGTTGCAATTTTATTGACCATCCCACTTGCAAAGTAGTTCTTTTAATGCCTCAATGAGTTTCTCATCCTTGTCATCAGGAAAATCAAAAACCCCCTCAACGGAGAATCCTTTGAACTCACCCTCTTTGACTCTTGCCCACACATCGTCATTGTCAACGAGATAAGAAACGAACCACGATCCATCGGCAACCTCCTCAAATCCTTTCGGTGGCATCACACCTCTGTCCCGGTCAATGATGTATGATTCAAATAAGCTCACGCCATCCATTATTGGATTGCGGTGATGTGTGTTGACTGCATCATACTTGTTGCCTCTTGCCCATTTTTTTGCAATCTTAAAGATGCTCTCCTTGTCAAATACAACATAGTATTCACCACGCACATCATCTCTGCGGTAGATGGGTAGGTCGGCAATCATAGCTGCACCTGTTACGATTCTTTTCTCCTCGTCTTGGATGGCAAACTTTTGTGCATCTACTTTTAACATTTTTTCACACCAACGGAGCATTTCTTCTCCACCCCAAAGCAAATAGGAAATAGTCCCACACGCTTCAGGATCCGTTGGGTTGTAGTATTCTTTGGCACGACTCAAGAAAGAGTAAGTGCGTTGGATTGTTTCCATTGACAAGTTCTCACGGTTAGCGAGTTGATTTGCTCTTGCTTTGCCTACCAATGTTGCACACTTGTTGTTCACATCCTCATTGAGTTTCATTCCACGAATGGCATTGTCAACCGCTGCTTGTGGGTAATCATTTTCAAATTTACCTTCCCAATATGAATAACAGATTGCAACCGCTTGTTCATTGTCCTTGCCTTCGTTGACAACGATAGGAACACAACGAGCAATAAACTCATCTTCACTCTCATTTGGATTCGGTTCAACAAACTCTTGATTGAATGCAAGAAAATCTTTTTGTATCGCTGGAGATTCAACCAAAGAGACAAACTCAATGCCTGTCTCTTCGTCCCATTCGTTAATGTCTAATTTGTAAACTGGTAGTTTCATCTTATTCAAATAGCGTTATCGTACAACGGACACTCTTTTGGTGTTTCCGACTCTTGCTTGTGTGCGTGATATGTCTCCTTCGGTCACAAATACTCTCTGCTCAAATCCGCTGACTTCTGGCAATGTTGAACTGACTGAAGGTGCAGCCATTTGTGGGAATCCTCCGCCTCCCATTTGAAATGGAGTTGGTGCGGATGTTGTTTTGAATTGCGTTTTTTTAATTCTTGCCAATTGTGCTACACCAAACAATGCTGCTGCCGTTGCTTGAACAAAAGGATAGGCAGGGAATGCCAAGGTTATTGGTGATTTCTGTGCAGTTGTATATGCGTTTTGTGTACCTTCAATCGTTGACAATATCGTTGAAGCATATCTCATTGCTTTTCCGATTTCAAATGCTCTTCTCTGTGATTCTTCATCTCTTCCAGCAAACGCTTCTGCCAATTCAGAGATTGCATTGAAATACATAATGGTTGATTGTATTAATTCATCTTGATTGGCTTGAACAAACAATCTTAACTTTTCGGAATCTGTGTATTGTTTTTGATAGGTCTGCTCATTTAATGTAGTAGTTGTTTCAGCTCCAAATTTGACGGCATCAATATCTTTTTGAATCCCTTGTTTTTTTATTTGTAACAAAGAATCTTGCAATTCTTTTTGATGCTTTAATTCTGCTTCTCGTTCATTTTGACGCTTTTTCTTATTTTCATTTGCAATTCTCTCCGCTGCTTCTCTATCCGCTTTTTCTTTGGCATCTTTTTTTGCTTTGTCCGCTTCTTCAAGTTTTTTTATTGCTTGACGAACTTTAATTTCTTCATTAATCAATTGTTCTGTACGAAATATATTTGCTTTTAATTCGTCTTCTAATCTCTTTTTTCTTGCTTCGTCCCCTTGTACACCTGAAAGCATCCGACCTTGCTCAATTATTTTCAGTTGTTTTTGGATTTGAACATATCGTTCACTTAATTGATTTTGTTCGGCTTGTAAATCATTTAATTCCGTTTGTTTACCAGCCAATTCACCTTCCAAAAGAATTTGCCTCTCACGATTCAACTCTTTCATACTTTGGTTGTACTTGTCTTGTTCGGCTCTTGCTTTTTTTGTTTCTTCCGATACTCCAAAAATTGCAAGACGGATATCATCCCAATATGCGACAATTGAACCAAGAGCAACAACCAATAAACCTATTCCGGTTGAACCGATACCAGCTTTAATTGCTGCAAATGCTTTCTTTGCTCCTGATATTACATTCTCAAAAATTGCCGTGAATTGTTGTTGAATTTTACCCAGTCCTTCAAGTCCTTCAGCCAATGCCATTGCACCTTGCAATTTGACCATTGTCTTTTGCAACTCCTCACTCTCGTTGCCAAACAGAGCCATTGCCCCTTGTGCTGCTTGGAATCCACGAGCAACGCCTTGAACAACCGTGTTGATTTGAGCAAACTTGTCAGGATTTACCGCTGCAACTCGGTCATTGAAGTCATCCATTCGGTCACGAGCTTGTGCAAGTGCTTTCTCCGCCCTTATTGCTTCGGGAGAAAACTCCCCGAACTCCATCACCGCTTGTTGTGCTTGGATTGTTAATTCTCTAATCTCCTGCTTCATTGACTTGAAGTCAGTTTTTTTGACCGTTAGGTCTATCGCTGCCTTTAGTGCCATATTATTTTTCTCCAATTAAAAAGTAATCAATACCATCGGTCACAATCTCGTGTGCTGACCATTGGCTTGTCAAAGTGTGCGTATCTGCACCGTCAATCTTTGCCGTTCCTGTGGTGTCAATAGTAACCGTGTGACCGCTTTTGATTTTTTTGACCGCAAAATACTTGCCACTCAAACC